CGTTACCGTTCCGAAAGTACCCCTACCTAGGTACCCGCCGTCCCTACCGACCGTACGTACCCTGCCTCGTCCGACCGTTACCGTCCGTGCGTACCTGTAAGTGTTACGGTGACGAGGGTCCACCNNNGCCTGTC